AATGGCTGCATACGCTGCAAAAAAGAAACTTGAGGAACAAAGGTACGAACTCAAGACATTTCTAAATATGACTCATGGCCCTGGAGCCTATGATGAATTGTTGCAGATGGAAGGTCAAATCAGAAAACAACGTCAAGAGACAGTTTACAAACAACAACAAATGAGAAGACAGATTGGTGAGGCTGTCACATGGCTTCTTGTTGCAGGGATTGTTGGTGGTTTTGCATTACTTGTTGCTTCTGTTTTTTTTAACAAAGCACATGCAGATGGTTTTAAATACAAACCTAGAGGTTACACAGAACAGCAAAAAATATGGCAAAAAAAGAAAGAAGAAAAGAAGTACACAACTTGTCGTTTAAAAAAAAGAATTAATTCAAAAACTGGACAGATGGCTTGTATTTATATAGGAAATAATCAAACATA